GCAACAGAAATAGGTGGCAATGCAGTAGCAGCCATGGCTAAGATATTTGGTTACTGTAAGCCTGTAGTTACTAAAGCTCCAGAACCTTATAGACCAACACCAATGAGCACTTTAGCCGTGACAAACGTACCTGATGTTTGCCAAAAACTTACTGTGGATGACAAACAAGAGCTGTCGATAGACCCTCGAATCGCTGGTGTTTCTGGAGCTGATCCTTTCAACATCAAAAATATAGCAAGCCGAGAATCATTTTTGACAACTTTTGATTGGTTGCAATCTACTACACCTGATACTCTTTTATGGAATGCTAGAGTTAGCCCTGTTATTTGGGCTGAAGAAACTGGACCACCAGTATCTTATCACTTTCCAGCATGTGCCATGGCCGCCTTACCTTTCCAATACTGGAAGGGGACTATGAAGTTTAGATTTCAAATCGTAGCTTCTAGTTTTCATAAAGGTCGAATTAGGGTCGTTTACGATCCTAACTTCATGGCCAACAATAATTATTTGGGATATTCTGAATATAACACTAATTACCAGAAAGTAGTAGACATAGGAGAGGAGCAAGACTTTACAATGGAAGTAGGAATGGGGCAAGATCAGTCTTTTCTGACACATCTTTTGCCTGGTGCAGATAGTGTGACTGAAGCATATAGTACTACTCGTTATTCAGCCAATTTGACACAATCGAATGGTGTAATTGCCGTTTATGTGGTCAATGAGTTGACGGGTGCAAATAGTACTGTAAACAAGAATGTTCAAATCAATGTTTTCGTCTCCATGGGAGATGATTTTGAAGTTGCCGTTCCTTACGATGATTTTGCTAACTTCACTTTAGCTCCCCAATCTGGTGAATTGTTAAATACCCAGAGCGGAGAGATGATAGTACCTGAAGCGCAAGACACGATGGAACCCAGTAAACCTGAGCAGACTATGTCTGATCCACTTGGAACGCCACCCTTGGATGATTCAAATTTGAATGATGTATTCTTCGGTGAAGCTATTACAAGTTTCAGACCTCTGTTGAAAAGATTTGCCCTTTGGACTTCACAAGCACGAGTAAATACAGATCCTGTAGTTGTAAGTGGCAGGTTTCCATCCATGCCATATTTGCGTGGGGCTGTTCCTGGTGCCGTGGATACGACTGCCACATTGACTCAGTACAACTATTGCAACACACTGCTTATGCATTGGGTGTCATATGCTTTCAATGGACGCCGAGGTTCTGTACGTTGGAAATTTATTCCCAGAGGTCCCACTGAATATGGAGATGTACTACATGTGCAGAGAACTCCTTTTGTTCCTGGGGCCAATGCTTATTCTTTCCCGGCATATCAAACAATTGGTGCATATACTGAGAAGTTGGCTAGACTTCTTTCCGTCCAGGCATATGAACCCACTGGGATTAATGTACCGCAAAGCGGATCTCCATTTCCTGGTTCTTTAGGTCAGGCAATTACCCTGAATTCGGTGAATGGAGTTTTGGAGTTTGAAGTTCCGTATTATTCCAATAACCGATTCACGCCAGGACGTGATACGGGTTTAACCCAGACTATGACTTTTGATGCAGCTTTTGATTATCGGCTCTTTTTACACGGATCCGGTGCGGATAAGGCAAATACGGTCATAGATATCCATTGTGCAGTAGGAGAAGATTTTCAGTGTTACTTTTTCACTGGTCTTCCTCGTATGTATTTTGAGGCTTCTGTACCTGCGTAAGGCATTATAGTCACTGACAGACTTTAAAAAGTAGCTTATAGAGTGCTAGCAAAGAAGAACTCTTACCAATCTGTGGCCGATTGGGGACAGCATGTCTGTCTGGACTGCGCCGAATTAATTTTGTAG